CAAGCAGCGCGTGTTCGACGTGATCGCGATGACGGCCCTGGTGTGGTGGGGAGGCTTCTTCGGATGAAGCGCCTGCTCACCCTCGGCCTGCTGGGTCTGCTGACCGCCTGCCAGCCGGCCTTCGCGACGGATCGCATCCCCACTGCCGCCGAGCAATACCGGCGCACCCTGGTGCGCAGCGCCCATGCCGAATGGGGCCTGTCGGCGCCGATCGCCACCTTTGCCGCACAGGTTCACCAGGAAAGCCGTTGGCGTGCTGATGCCCGCTCGCCTGTCGGCGCCCAGGGCCTGGCGCAGTTCATGCCCGGCACCGCCGAGTGGATCGCCGGCCTGTATCCGGCCGCCCTTGGCGCCAATCAGCCGTTCAATCCTGGCTGGGCACTGCGCGCGCTGGTCACCTACGACCGTTGGCTCTACGACCGAAACCAGGCTTCCAGCGAGTGCGATCGCTGGGCGTTCGTACTGTCCGCTTACAACGGCGGCCAGGGGTGGGTAAATCGCGACCGTAGGCTGGCCTCGGCATCCGGCGCCGACCAGCTGGCCTGGTTCGACTCCGTCGAGCGCTTCAACGCCGGGCGCTCGGCCGCCAACTTCCGCGAGAACCGCAACTACCCGCGCCTCATCCTGCTGCGCTACGAGCGGATCTATCTGCAGTGGGGCGACGGTGTGTGCGGCCAGAGGTATCAGCTATGAAACGCCTGCTCATGAGCTGCCTGGCCGTTGGCCTGGTGGGCTCGATCACCCTCGGCGCCACATCCCGCAACTGGCTGGCCCGGCCAGAGTTCCACTATTCGCCGCTCCCTCGGGAGAGACACGGAAAGTCGGGGGTGGCTCGGGCGAAACGTAAGGCACGCAAGTACAAGCGGAGGAACCATGGCCGTCCTTAGCCTCCTGCGCACCAGCACGTTCTGGCTCGTGCTGAGCGCAGTGCTGTGCGGCGCAGCCGTAGTGATCCACGGCTCCGCAAGCTACGACCGTGGGTACGCCACCGGCCGCGCCGAGGGTGACGCTGCGCTGCTCAACCTGCAGCTGCGGCACACCAACGAACGCGCCCAGGCCCTTCAGGACAGCCTGGTCCAGTACAAGCAGCAGGTCGCGCGCGCCAACCAGGCCGAGGAACAACTGCTGCAAGTACAGCAGCAACTGACCGACACCCGACACCAACTCCAGGAGCGAATTGCCCATGTATCGACCGCCTACCGAGCGGCACCTGGTGCTGCGCCTACTGCTATCCCTCGCTGTGTCTTCACTCGCGGCTGGGTGCGCGACTTCAACACCGCCCTCGGCGCCGGTTTGCCCGCCACAGGAGCGCGCACCGCTTCCCCCGGCACTCAAACAGCGACCTGGCCCGCCGCCGGTTCTGACGCCGAGCTACTGGAAAGCGGCGTCACTCCGGCGGACATCCTGGCCTTTGCCCAGGACTACGGGGCCTGGTCTCTTCGCAATCTCGCTCAGCTCAACGCACTACTGGAACAAGGGGAATAGGGAATGAAGGTCGAGCTGGAACTGTGGCAGTTGATCACTCTGCTGCTGACCTTCCTCGGGGCCTGCGCGGGCGGCGGCAAGCTGCTGCTCAACCAGATACAGAAGAGCCTGGATGCGAGGTTCGCAAGCCAAGACCAGGCACGCCTGGCGAACCATGAACAACTCTCCTACCGGCTGGACGCCATCGAGCAGGCCGCGCGGGAAGAAACCAACCAGTGGCAGCGCGTTGAGCGGGAGCTGATGAGCCTGAAGGCCGAGCTTCCGTTCCAGTACGTGCTTCGCGACGACTACATCCGTGGCCAGAGCGTGATCGAGATGAAGCTCGACAGCCTGGCCACGAAACTGGAAAACGCGCAGCTGCGCGGCTTGGTAGGAGCTAACCATGCAAACTGATATGGCCAAGATTCGCCGGGAATCCCTGCGCTGGCTGATTCTGCTGACCCTGAACAACGCTCGACCGGTGGGCGCCTACGAGGGGCCGGTCCTCTCGGTCGCACAGAGCGAATACCCCGACGCCACACCGCTGGAAATCCGTCGCGAGTTGGACTACCTGGCCGACCGTGACTTGGTCACCCTGGTCAAGGAACCGTCCGGCAAGTGGTTCGCCGATTTGACCCGGTACGGCACCGACGTCGCCGAGTACACCATCGACTGCGAACCCGGCATCGCTCGCCCCAAGAAGTACTGGTGACGACCATGGGGCGGAAATCATCGATCTCCCGGCTACCGGACCAGGTCCGGGCCTACATCGAGGGGCGCCTGGCCGATGGCCGGATGACCCTGGACGAGCTGATCGCGGACCTGCAGGCGCAGTTCCCGAGCCAGGCCGAGGCCGGCGAACTGCCCAGCCGTGCAGCCGTGCATCGCTACGGCCAGAAACTGGAGCGGCGGCTGGCGGCAATTCGTGCCAGCACCGAGGCGGCCAAGCTGATCCGTGCCCAGGCCGGCGACGACCTGGACGCACGCAGCGAGGCGCTGACGGCGATGATCCAGTCCGAGCTGTTCGAGTCGATCATCTCCCTGCAGGAGGCTGGTGATGAAGAGATGGACCCGGCCGATCGTGTCGGACTGCTGGCGTCTGCGGCAAAGAACATCGCGACGCTGACGCGCTCCAGCGTCACGCTGAAGAAGTTCCAGGCAGAGGCTGAGCAGCGGGGCCGCGAGAAACAGCTCCAGGAACAGGAGCAGCGTCTGGAAGAGATGCGTGGCAGCGATGGCATGAGCGAGCAGCTCGAACAACGTATCCGCGACATCCTGCTGGGGAAAGCCTGACATGGCCATGCACGCAACGTCCGATAACCTGGGCTCCAAGCTCAAGGCCACCAGCGCGCCGCGCAAGATCGACCTGGCCGAGGAGATGGCGTTGCATGGCGTCGACGTGCCGCAGGAGATATCCGAGGCGATTCCCTCCAACGACGCCGTCTTCTTGGGCTACCAGCAGCGCTGGTTCGAGGACGAGAGTCCGATCATGATCGCGGAGAAGTCTCGCCGCACCGGCCTGACCTGGGCCGAAGCCGGGCGCAACGTGATCAATGCCGCCAAGCCGCGGCGCCGAGGTGGCTGCAACACCTTCTACGTCGGCAGCAAGCAGGAGATGGCGCTGGAGTACATCGCCGCCTGCGCGTTGTTCGCCCGCGCCTTCAACGAGCTGGCCGAGGCTGACGTCTACGAGCAGACCTTCTGGGACGAAGGGAAGAAGGAAGAGATCCTGACCTACATGATCCGCTTCCCGAAGTCGGGGCGGAAGATCCAGGCCCTGAGCAGCCGGCCGAGCAACCTGCGCGGCCTGCAGGGTGATGTGGTGATCGACGAGGCGGCGTTCCACGAGTCCCTGGAGGAACTGCTGAAGGCCGCCCTGGCGCTCACGATGTGGGGTAACAAGGTCCGCCTGATCAGCACCCACAACGGTGTCGACAACCCGTTCAACCAGTACATCCAGGATGCCCGCGAGGGCCGCAAGGATTACAGCGTTCACCGCATCACCCTGGATGATGCGATCGCCGAAGGGCTGTACAAGCGAATCTGCTTTGTCACCGGCCAGGAGTGGTCGCCCGAGGCCGAGAAGGCATGGCGCGATGGGCTGTACAAGAACGCCCCCAATACCGAGTCCGCCGACGAGGAATACGGCTGTATCCCGAAGAAGTCCGGTGGCGCCTACCTCTCTCGCGTGCTCATCGAGCAGGCGATGGTCCAGGACCATTCGATCCGTATCTACCGGTACGAGGCGCCGGAAGGTTTCGAAGGCTGGACACCACAGATGCGGGAAGACGAGATCCGCACCTGGTGCGAAGAAAACCTTCTGCCAGAGCTGGCCAGGCTGGACCCGGAGAACACCCACAGCTTCGGCGAAGACTTCGCGCGCCGCGGCGACCTGACCGTGTTCACCCCGCTGCAGATTTCGCCGACCCTGCGCAAGCGGGAGGCGTTCCGAGTCGAGCTGCGCAACCTGACCTACGAAGCGCAGCGCGACATCATGTTCTTCATCTGCGATCGCCTGCCGCGTGTCGTGGGCATGGCCTTCGATGCCACCGGCAACGGCGGATACCTCGCGGAACAGGCGGCGCTGCGGTATGGCCCTGCGGTGGTCGAGCAGGTCAGCCTCAACCTTGCCTGGTACGCCGAGTGGATGCCCAAGCTCAAAGGGGAGTTCGAGGCCTTCAACATCGAGCTGTCCAGGCACCAAAGCACGCTGGACGATCTTCTCTCGATCAAGGTCGAGAACGGCATTCCAGTGATCGACAAAGGCCGCAAGGCTGATCTGGAGTCGGCGGGCGGTAAGGCAAAGCGTCATGGCGACAGCGCCGTGAGCCTGGTCATGGCCGTGCGAGCAAGCTACATGGCTGGCCGCAAGCAGCCTATCGAGTGCCAGTCGGCTGGGCGCCGGGCCTCCGCACAACAAGACCTTGCCGGTACCCGTAACACCACCAACCGCGGCTGGGGCACCGTCGCCGGCCGCACCGACCTCGGAGGCTACTGATGCACCCGCCCAAGCTCGGCCAAGAGATCGCCACCACGGGCGACGGCCGCGATATCACCCGTCCATTCCTCTCCGGCCTGCAGCAACCGAGCGACTACATCCTGCAGCGCCGGGGCGGCAACGACCTGCGCATCTATGAGGAAGTGCTGCGCGACGCCCAGGTCAAGGCGACCTGGGGCCAGCGGCAGTTGGCCGTCGTCAGCAAGGAATGGCAGGTCGATGCCGGCGGCGACCGCCGGATCGACAAGGCCGCAGCTGAGCACCTGAAGCAGCAGCTACAGAACGTTGGCTGGGACCGGATCACCAACGGCATGCTCTATGGGGTGTACTACGGCCACGCCGTGTCCGAACTCATCTACGGCCGCGACGACCGCTACATCACCCTGCAGGCGGTCAAGGTGCGCAACCGCCGCCGCTTCCGTTACGACCTGCAGGGTGGCCTGCGCTTGCTGACGCCGAGCAACATGTTCGAGGGTGAGCCGTGCCCTTCGCCGTACTTCTGGCACTTCTCGACCGGCGCCGACAACGACGACGAGCCCTATGGCCTCGGACTGGCCCATTGGCTGTACTGGCCGGTGTATTTCAAGCGCAACGGACTGAAGTTCTGGCTCACGTTCCTGGACAAGTTCGGTATGCCCACGGCCGTCGGCAAATTCGGGAAGAACGCCACGCCAGAGGAGAAGGCCAAGCTGCTGGCCGCCACCCAGGCGATTCAGACCGATACCGGTGTCATCATGCCGGAGGACATGTTGGTGGAACTGCTGGAGGCCTCGCGCTCTGGCACGGCCGACTACAAGATCCTGCACGACACCATGGATGAGACCATCGCCAAGGTTACGCTGGGCCAGGTGGCGTCGAGCCAGGGCACTCCCGGCCGCCTGGGCAACGACGATCTGCAGGCCGACGTGCGCCTCGACCTGGTGAAAGCCGACGCCGACCTGATCTGTGAGAGCTTCAACCAGGGCCCCGCGCGTTGGCTGACCGAGTGGAACTTCCCCGGCGCTGAGCCGCCATGCGTTTACCGGGTCGTCGAAGAACCCGAGGACATGGACGCCAAGGCCAGCCGAGACGAGAAGGTAGTGCGGTTCTCCGGCTTCAAGCCCACCTTGGGTTACGTCCAGGAGACCTATGGAATTGAGGTCCAGGAGCAGGATCAGAAACAGGAGCAAGGTCAGCCAACTGGCCCCTCACCTGCCGCCGAGTTTGCCGAACGTGCCGGGGGAAGCGATCCGGCCGCGGCGATGACGGACCAGTTGGCCAAGGTCATGCAGCCGGCGGTAAAGGACTGGAGCGAGCAACTCCGCGCTCTGGTCGACAATGCCACCAGCCTCGACGACCTGCAGGAGCAACTGCTGCGACTTGCTCCCGAGCTGAGTCTGGACCAATACGCGGCCGCCATGGCGGTCGGCCTGCAGGCAGCGAACCTGGCTGGGCGTACTGACGTCCAGGACGATCTGGCCGCGCGAGGTAGTGCCTGATGGCTACCGCAGCGACGTATGGCAGCCTCTCGTTTCGCGAGCAGATCGCTTTCTTTGAGGCGAAGAACCCCTCGGTCAACTACGCCACGGTGCGCGGCGCCGCCCACGATCAGTCGTTTGTGAGCGCAGGTGCCCATCGTGCGGACCTGGTCGCAGATCTCTATGCCGTGGTGCGTCAGGCGATCCGCGATGGCTTAACCCTGGAGGAGTTCCAGAAGGACTACTACGCCGTTCTGGACAACTACGGCTGGGAGCCGGCCGGCGGTCGCGCTTGGCGTGCCCAGGTGATCTACCGCACCAACCTGCGTACCAGCTACGCAGCCGGCCGCTACGCCCAGCTGCAGGCAGTGAAGGCGACCCGACCGTACTGGGGTTATCACCACAGCGATGCCGTCGAGCATCCGCGTGAGCTGCACCTGGCCTGGGACGGCCTGGTGATCCACGCCGACAACCCCTGGTGGCAGACGCACTATCCGCCCAGTGGATTCGGCTGCGAGTGCTACGTCACGGCCTACAGCCTGGATGAGCTGCAGGCGATGGGGAAGTCGGGACCAGACGAACCACCGCCTGGCCGCATGCGCAACATCGTTTTCCACGGCGAGGTGGTCCAGGTGCCGGAGGGCATCGATCCGGGCTGGAACTACGCGCCCGGTCGAGCCGCTTTCGAGAACCAGGTGCAGCTGACCCTGGAGAAGACCGCGCCGCTGCCGGCCGAACCGGCGGCACGCATGAACAGGCAACTGCTGGACGAGCAGCGTGTCGAGGAGGCGCTGCAGCGCTCCTGGACAAGCTGGCTGGATGAGGTCGTGGCCGAACCGGTGGTGCGTGGCAGCGCTCGCAACGTGGGCACGCTGAGCCCCGAGACGGTCGTGGGCATGCAGCGGGCGGGCGTCACGCCACAGACCGCGTTGATCAGCATGCGCGACGAGCAATTGGTGCCACTGGTCAAGGCCGCGCCGGCCGAGCCAGAGGTAGACGACGCGCTCGCTAGACTGACGCTGGCCGACCTGCGGCAACTGCCGCAGGCGCTCGCCCAGCCGCAGGCTGTTCTCCTGGATGCATCATCCAATGCTCTGGTCTACGTGTTCGACTCTGGCCGACGCGGAGGCTGGCTCTCCTTGATCGTCAACTATCTCCTGCAGGGCAGCTCGCGCAGCAATGCCGTCCAGTCCGGCAGCGTGGTCAACGTCGAGCAGCTCGGGCAGCAGTTGGCCAACGGACGTTTGGTTCTGGTGGAGGGTGGACTATGAGCGGTGCACGTATCGAGCTGGAGTTCGACAGCCAGCAGGTGACACAGGCACTGAGCGCGGCGGCCGCGACTCTGCGCGATCCCTCCCTGATCCTCGAAGACCTGATCGAACCGTTGCTGCGCATTCACCAGGCGCGCTTCCGTGCCCAGCAGGCTCCTGACGGCACGCCCTGGACGGCACTGTCGCCTCGCTACCTGGCTCGCAAGCGGAGAAACAGGGACAAGATCCTGACATCCGAGGGATTACTGCGAGGGTCACTGCGCGGCCAGGTTGAAGGGGATATCTTGTTGTTCGGTACCGATCGCCCGTACGGTGCCATCCACCAGTTCGGCGGTACGATCCAGCGTCAGGAGAAGCAGAGCACGGTTTACTTCAGGATGAATGAGCGTACTGGCGAGGTCGGTCGACAGTTCGTCCCGAAACGCCGCAGCAACTTCGCCCAGGACGTACGCATCGGCCCCTACACGATCACCATGCCAGCCAGGCCCTGGCTGGGCACGTCGGATACTGACGATGCCCAACTGCTGCAGCGAGTCATGAGCCTCATAAACTCAACCTTGCAGAATTAGCGTTTCTAGGCCCCTGGCGGACCAAACGAGGGCGTAGGTCTATCTTCGTTGGCCTACGCCCCTCTACGGGCCTTGCTGACGCTTTATAAATCGCCCTACTGGGGTTGCCACGGTGCCCGTTGGCGTGGTTTCGTAGAAAAGCCTCCCCAGCGCGGCCTCTGTCCCAATTTTCGATTGCGACAAAGATCGTCCAGTTCTGCCGCCTCACTCTGGGCGGCATGAAAAAGCCAACCGCCACTCTGCCAATCCTCCCCGCCGGCCGGCACGTCGCTCTCGATGGTCGCCCGGTGGAGTTCACCGAGGCCATCCTGCAGGAGATCGCCGCGACCTACGATCCGGCGCTCAGCGAGGCCCCTCTCGTCATCGGTCATCCCAAGCTCAATGCACCGGCCTACGGCTGGGCCAAGGGCCTAGAGGTGCGCGAGGGCATGCTCTATGCCGAGCCGCACCAGGTGGTCCCCGAGTTCGCAGAAGCCGCGAACCGCAAGATGTACAAGAAGCGCAGCGCTTCGGTGTACCTGCCGGACTCACCAGGCAACCCGGTTCCGGGCAAGCACTACTTGCGCCATATCGGCTTCCTCGGTGCCGTGCCGCCGGCCATCAAAGGCATTCCTGATGCTCCCTTTAACTTCGCCGAGGATGACGGCGCCCTGGCCATCGAGTTCGCGGAAGCCCCCTACGCGGTCACCGGGCTGACCGACATCCTGCGCCGCCTGCGCGATTTCTTCGTCGAGCGCGAAGGCGCCGAGCGGGCCGACCAGCTCATCCCGCAGTGGCAGTTGTCCTCGATCGAGGAAGACGCGCGGCGAGCCTCCGTCCAGGACACTGCTCCGCAGGCCTCGGCCTTGTTCTCCGAACCCGTAATAGAAGGCGTCGACGCCGCAGCAGCCTCTGCCGCCGCTGCGGAGGAGCCGCAGGGCACCGTCACCCCATCCGACGGTGCTTCCGCGTCAGCGGCAGAGGCTGACCGGACCTCTCACCCATCACAGCAGGACACGACCATGCCTGACGAAGCTGCGCTCCAGGAGCGCCAACGCCAGCTCGACGAGCGCGAGCAACTGCTGGCCACCCGCGAAGCACAGGTGGCCCAGCAAAAAGCCCAGGAACATCGCAACGAGGTCACCGAGTTCGCCGAAGCCCTGGTCCAGGCCGGCCGACTGCTGCCGCGCCAGAAGGCTCCGGTGATCGAGCTGCTGGTGAGTCTGCCTACCGACACCCCGCTGGAATTCGCCGAGGGCGACGGCCAGGTCACCAAGCCGGCGGCCGAGGTGCTGCGCAGCTTGCTGGCCGAACTGCCCAAGCAGGTGGACTTTTCCGAGAAATCCGGCGACGGCGGCGACCTGAGCTTCGGCAGTGCTCACGCCATTGCAGCGCGAGCGCAGAGCTATCAGGAAGAACAGCGGCAGGCTGGACGCCATATCAGCACGACCGAGGCCGTTACCCACATCACCAAGGGAGCCAAGTAGGCCATGAACATTCCCGGACTCATCACCGCCAAACGTGCCAGCGGCGCCATCGCCGCCCGCCGTATCGTGATCCATGGCAGCTCGGACGGCCTGGCCGCCCAGGCTGCCGGTAGCACTGCGCTGCTGATCGGCATCAGCACCGAAATCCCCGCCGCCGACGGTGCGGTCTTCGACGTCATCCGTTCCGACCTGGCGCCGGTCGAGTACGGCGGCAACGTCACCCGCGGTGATGCGCTGACGGCCGACGCCCAGGGGCGAGCGGTTGCCGCGACGCTGCCGCCGGCCGCCACCACTTACATCATCGGCTTCGCTGAACTCAGCGGCGTCGCGGGTGATATCGGGTCCGTCTACATCGCCCCGGCCGTTCTGCCGGTAGCCTGAAGGAGCGCTCCATGAGCAATGCACCATTTCCCATCGATCCCGAACTGACGGCGATCGCCATCGCCTACCGCAACGGCCGGATGATCGCAGACGAGGTTCTGCCGCGCGTGCCGGTCGGCAAGCAGGAGTTCAAGTTCTGGAAGTACGACCTCGCCCAGGGCTTCACCGTCCCGGAAACCCTGGTCGGCCGTAAGTCCAAGCCGAACGAGGTGGAGTTCAGCGCCACCGACGAAACCGGCAGCACCGAAGACCACGGCCTGGACGCGCCGGTGCCGCAGGCGGATATCGACAACGCACCGACGAACTACAACCCCCTGGGTCACGCGACCGAGCAAACCACCAACCTGATCCTGCTCGATCGCGAAGCCCGGACCTCCAGGCTTGTCTTCAGCCCCAATAGCTACGCTGCGGGCAACAAGACCACCCTGTCCGGTACCGATCAGTGGAGTGACCCGACCAGCAACCCGCTGCCGATGATCACCGATGCGCTGGATAGCGTCATTCTGCGCCCGAACATCGGCGTCCTGGGCCGCCGCACCGCCACTATCCTGCGCCGTCACCCGAAGATCGTGAAGGCATACAACGGCTCACTCGGCGACGAGGGCATGGTGCCGATGGCCTTCCTGCAGGAGTTGCTGGAACTGGACGCGATCTACATCGGCGAAGCACGGCTGAACATCGCTCGGCCTGGGCAGAACCCGAACCTGATCCGCGCGTGGGGGCCGCACGCGTCCTTCATCTATCGCGATCGCCTGGCCGACACCCGCAACGGCACCACCTTCGGCCTGACCGCACAGTGGGGTGATCGCGTGTCCGGTTCGATCGCCGACCCGAACATCGGCCTGCGCGGTGGCCAGCGCGTCCGTGTCGGTGAGTCGGTCAAGGAACTGGTCACCGCACCGGACCTCGGCTTCTTCTTCGAGAACGCCGTCGCGGCTTAACCCTCAACTGGGCGGCCGTTCGGGTCGCCCTCGGAGTTTCTATCTCATGGCCCGTAAAACGAGCAACGACCAGGATGCACCCAACACCGAGGGTGTCGGCGAAAAGAACCGCTACATCGTCAAACGCGAACGCCTGGATCACGACGGTGAGTCCTACACCTTTGGCGACAGCATTCTGCTGAACAGCGATCAGGCGGACCAGCTCCTGCCCATCGGCGCGATCGTTCCAGAGGTGCTGTGATGGACAACCAGCACCGCAAGATCGCCGGCTATCGCGAGTTGACTCAGGACGACATCGACCTGATGAACCGTGTCAAGGCCGTAGGCGCGGAACTGCTGGCATTGCAGGCCGCGTTGGCCGGCCGGCTGAGTACGGACCTGGAGGTTAAGCAGGCCGCCGCAAAGGCGTCGAAGCTGGCACCTGAGCATGAGTCGAGCCCGGAGTGTGTCGAGCTTCGTCGCTTCCTGGCTGCAGAGCCGTTGCGCTGGGCTGCGATCGCCAAGACCGACATCCAGACGGGTGTCATGGCCCTGGTGCGCGCCATCGCTCAGCCCGAGGGCTGCTGAGGTGGCTGTGTACATCACGTTACCGGAGCTGGCCGAACGGCCTGGGGCGGAAGAGTTGTCCCAGGCCGCGACGCCTCAGCAGTACCGTGCGGTCCAGACCGAGCTGCTCGATGCCTTGCTGCGCGGCTTGCCGGTGGACCAGTGGACGCCGGAGGAGATCGAGGTCGGCAACGCCGCTGTAGAGGTCATCGACAGTGCGGTGAGCGATGCCCGGTCCTTCATCGACGGATTCCTGCAGCAACGTGGTTACCTGCCGCTGCAACAGCGTTTTGGCATCGTGGTCGGCTGGCACCGGGCGATCACGCGCTACCTGTTGCATAAGGACCGGTTGGGTGAAGGCGCGGAGAAAGACCCGATCGTTCGTGACTACCGGGACGCCCTGAAATTTCTGCAGCTCACCGCCGAGGGCAAGTTCTCCCTGGGGCAGGACGACCCGGTGGCCAACTCCACCAGCGGGGCTCCCCAGGTGGTGACTCCGGGCCGAACTTTCAGCCTCGATCAGTTGAAGGACTTCTGACATGTCCAGCGCTCCATTCGATCACAACCTGATCATTGAGCGCCTGAAGGATCAGGTAGCTGTCTTGGCGAGTGTCGGCGGTGCGGCGGACTTTGCTGCCATCAAGGCAGTCCGCGATTTCCGGACACCGACCGCCTACGTGATCCTCGCCGAAGAAACGCCGATGCCGCGCTCGTCCGGAGCACCCGGCGCAGCGACCCGGCAGATGGTCCAGGTGCGATTCGGTGTTGTGGTTGCAACCCGCAACTACCGGGACAACAAGGGCAAGAACGCGATGGACGATCTACGCCCGGTACTAGGACAGGTGCGAGATGCCCTGATCGGCTGGGTGCCGCCTGGTCTGGCGGGAGCCCGTGACTGCCAACTCATCCAGGGGCAACCCGTGGACTACGACACGTCCGTTTTGATCTGGACCGACCTCTATCAGACCCAACACGCCATCGGGAGAACCTCATGAGCACACCCGTCAAGAAACAGGACGCCCCCGTCGTCCCAGTGCCGAAGGAGGAGAAGGTGACACTCACCGCTCATCACACGCACGCTGGCACGAAATACCCGGCCGGCGCCGAAATCTACGTCAACACCCTCGACAAGGCCTTCCTGGTGCAGCACCAGAAGATCACGGTCGAAACCCAGGATGCGGCTCCCGCCGCCAAGGAGTAAATCATGTCGCTGTTTTCTTTCCAGGGTCGGGTCTGGGCCGGCGAGCGCCTGCCCAACGGCAAGCTGAGCCGCCCTGTGTGGGCCGGAAACGTACCGGTCTTGACCCTGCAGATGGCCACCGAAAGTACGAACACGACGGAATCGTTCTCGGGCAACCGCCTGCAATATGGCCGCTTGCAGCGCGGCAAGACCGCCACCGTCAACATCACCTACGACGAGTGGCTGCCGAAGAACATCGCTGCGGCGATCTGGGCCTCGCAGATCGAGCTGCCTGCCGACACGGTGACCGGTGAAGTCCTCGAGGGCGATCTGAAGGCCGGCGACTTCGTGAAGCTGGACCGTCAGTTCGTCTCCTCGGTGGTCCTCACCGACAGTGCCACCACGCCTGCGGAGCTGGTCTTGGGTACGGACTACCGTATCGAGTCGCCAACGGCTGGCTTGATCGAGCTGCTGAATGTCACCGGCAAGACCCAGCCGTTCAAAGCCGCGTATGCCTCCGAGGTCGCCACCGGTTACACCATGTTCACCTCACCACCGCCGGAACGCTACATCCTGCTGGACGGCATCAACACCGAGAATCAGGAACCGGTGATCGTGACCCTGTACCGCTGCAAGTTCGACCCGGTCGGTGACCTGGCACTCATCAACGACGAGTACGGCAACTTCCAGCTCACGGGCAGCGTGCTGTACGACACCTTGAACGCTGCCGACGCCAACTTGGGCGGTTTCGGTCGCATCGTGCAGAAGGGCGCCTGACATGGGGCGCAAGGTAGAACGTAAGGCCAAGCCCGGCCCCGCTGCTGCGCAAGGGGCAGATGATCTGCAGATCCTGCACCCCGAACGCGAGATCGAGGTCGCCGGCCGCAAGCTGACCGTGCGCGAGTACGGATTCGTCGAAGGGCTGCGGCTACGCCCCATGATCCAGCCGTTGCTCGATGACCTGTATGCCATCAGCCAAGGGCCTGTGCTTCCCGACCTGGAGCAGATCCTGGTGGTGCTCGGCCAGCACTCGGATCTCATCCCGCACCTGATGGCAGTGGCGGCCGACGTCGACGAAGAATGGGTGAAAGGTTTGCCGCACCGGGATGGAAACTTCCTGCTGTACGTCTGGTGGTTGGTGAACGGCCCTTTCTTTATCGGGGCGGTGGTGGACCGAATTCAAACCGAACGGGGCGCCGAAGAGGCCAGGAAGGCCGCTGGGCAGACATCTATGCCTGCCTCATCGCCGGAGGATACGGAACCCCAGCCACCATCGGTCGAATGACCGAGCGGCAGATCCTGCTGCTCTACGATGCCGAGCAGCGGCGACTGTCCCACCACCGGGCTAACCAGGTCATCGACACCAACCTGGCGTTTGCCGGGGGCAACGTCGTCAAGGAACACCTCAAGACGCTTCGGACCTAGTTCGGGGCGTTTTTTTTGCTTGCCACAAAGACCCGTTCGCGCGCGCGCGTAACCATGCGAGCCACTCCTTTCTGACGTGACTCGACATGGCAACGGGCAAAGAACTTGATCTGGCACTACGCATCCGCGCTGACGGGAATCAGGGCGCCCAGGCCCTGGATAACATCAACAGCCAGGTCGAGCAGATCGGTACCAGTGCCACCGCCACCAGCAGTCAGCTGAGTGCGATCGGCGAGAGTGCCGATCAACAGGCGGCACGGCTCAAGGCCATGGTGGCGGCCAGCCTTCAGCAGCAGGCCGCGTTCGACGCCCTGGCCAACAGTTCCGACAAGCTCAACACCTCAACCCGCGCCGCAACTGCCGGTTGGCAGGAGAGCGCACGCGCCCAATCGGCGTCGATGAACGCCTACCACAACGCCGAGCGTGCCAGGCAGCAGCAGATCGCGACCGAGCAGCGAGCCGCCGAAGCCGCCGCCAAGGCCTCGGCCGAGTTCGACAAGCAGCAGTCGGAGCTGGCCAAGTTGCTGGGAGCGATCGATCCGGTTACGCGTGAGCTGGAGAAGCTCGACAACCTGGAAAAACGCCTGGGGCAGGCCAGGAACTCCCAACTGATTGATCCCGAGGGCTTTGCGACCTACAGCGCGCGGCTCCAGGAACAACGTGAACGGCTGCTCGGAACGTCTGATGCGATGAAAGTCGCCGGACTGTCCGCGGGGCAGTACAAGCAGGCGATGCGGCAGTTGCCGGCACAGATCACTGACGTTGTTACCAGTCTGGCCAGCGGCATGCCGGTCTGGATGGTCGCTATCCAGCAGGGCGGCCAGATCACCGATAGTTTCGGTGGCGTCGGGGAAACCTTCAGGGCGCTCGGTGAAAAGATCAAGTCGTTCTTCGGCCTGACCAGTTCCGTAAATGCTGGCGGCATTCTTGCCGTGGGCGAAGGCCTTGCGGCCGTTGCAAAGGAGCAATCGGCGGTTGCCGATGGGGCCGACAATGTCAGCGACGGCTTCACCGACATGGCCGATACGGCAAACACCACGGCTGAAGCGGCGGAAAACGCCAAGGGAGCGCTTTCAGGGCTGGGGAGTGCTGGCGGCGCATTTGCCATCGTTGCAGCGGCGGCCGCAGCGGCGGCTGTCGCATTGGCCTATGCCTACAAGAAAGGCAGCGACGAAGCCAGCGAACTCAACGAATCAATCATCCTGACCGGCAACTATGCCGGCACCAGCGCTGGGCAGCTGGCAGCGATGGCCGCATCGCTTGCCAAAGTGAACGGTACACGGTACGAAGCTGTGGCCGCGCTGTCGGAGATCACTTCCACAGGTAAGTTCACGGTCGAGCAGATCGAACAGGTCGGAACCACTGCGATTGCTATGCAGGAGGCGACTGGTAAGGCCGTTTCTGAAACCGTGGCCGAGTTCTCCAAGCTGGCCGATGATCCGGTCAAGGCGTCGCAGCAGCTCAATGACCGCTATCACTACCTGACGGCCTCGGTGTACGAGCAGATCACTGCCCTGGAGAGGCAGGGGGACACGCTGGGTGCTGCCCAGTTCGCCATGGACGCCTATAGCCAGGCTATGGACGAGCGGGCGAATCAGATCGTCGAGAACCTGGGCACGATGGAGCGCGCGTGGAGGACTGTTGGCGACATCGCAAAAGGTGCATGGGACGAGATGCTCGGCGTGGGCCGCACGGAAACGCCTGAAGAGCGTCTGGAGCAACTGAGCGGTCCGGCGTTCAAGCCAGGCCAGGCAGCTGCCAGTGCCGCAGTTTTCGGGCCGCTCGGCTGGCTCAACGAGGTGCGCAAGGCTTTCCAGCGCAACTCAATGTCGGACGAGGAACGCGGGAAGCAATTCACCGATGCCCTTCAGGAAATTCAAGATGAAGGCGAGAAAGCCCAGGCGGCGCGGCTCAAGGCTTATTTGGATAGTGAAGCCACGCGCGGTCAGCAGAGTATGGACCGGCTGCTGGAGACTGTTCGCACCAATAAAGAGAAACGGGACAAGTTGAACCGGGAATTGGATCGCAGCATCGCCGCGATTCAAGCCACGAACCCGAACGACGAGCGCCTGCGGCCGGAAAACATCGCCGCTGCTCGCAAGGCCATTGATCAGAAGTACAAAGACCCGAAGACTCCGAAGGGGCCGAGTACTCCACTCGATCAGTCCACCGTCACCGAAGCGAAGAACCAGCTGGACCAGTTGCAGGCCGACTACAGGAACGCCGAGCAGAAGCTCCAGGCGCAGCAGCGCGCCGGCCTGCTGAGCTATGCGGACTATGTCGCGCAGCGCGGCGAACTGATCAGCCAGAACAAGGACCAGGTCACCGCAGCCTATGAGGGGGAAATCCAGGCGCTGGAGGCGCTGCGCGACAAAAGTTCCACCACGGCGGCCCAGCGCATCAGCCTGGACCAGAAGATCGCCGAGGCCAGGAACAACATGGTCAAGGCGCAGAAGAAGGCAGACGCCGACCTGGAAGTCCTCCAGCTCAACGAACAGGGGCGCCTGAAGAAACAGGCCCAGGCAGTCAAGGCCTACAGCGATGCGCTCCAGCAACAACAGGATGCGCTGGCCCTCCAGGGTCAACGTGCCGCCGCTGCCGTGGGCATGGGCGCGCAACAGCGCCGCTTGTTCGATCAGCGTGGCAGCCTTGACGACCGATTCGCACAGCAGCGCCTGGACCTGGCGAGCCAGTACGGCGACGGCTCGCGTGGCATGAGCCTCGACGAGTACAACGACAAGCTGCAGAAGCTGCAGGCGAACCACGCGGCGATGACCGAGCAGCTCCAACGCAACTACGCGGCCTTGCAGATCGCGCAGGCAGACTGGACCAACGGTGCCCGCTCGGCGTTCGCCGACTATCTCGACTCGGCCAGGAACGTCGCGGGCCAGACCTACGACCTGTTCAGCAACGCGATGTCTGGCCTGGAGAACAGCGTCGTTTCCGCCGTAACAACGGGTAAGGCCAGCCTGGATGACTTTCTCCGTACGCTCGCGGCCGACTCCGCTCGTATGGCGACCAGGCAGCTCGGAGCATCGTTGCTCAGTAGCTTCGGACTCGGCGAGACCAAAGACGCTGGCAGCAAAGACCTGGCCGTAGGTGCCTCGGCGGTCTCGGCATCGGCCGGCGCCCTGGCAACCGCGGGAGGCACTCTCGTGACCGGCGCCGCGGCGATTCAGGCTGCAGCCGCATCGCTAGCGGCAGCGAACGGTGGCCAGGTGCTGGGCGGCGCAGCCTCTGCAGCCGGACAAGCCGGTCCAGCGGCTGCTATTGCTGCCGCGTCGACCGAAGGCGCAGCCGCAATGGGCAGCGCGATCAGCGAAGCAACCACGTCGGGCGGTGGCACTCTGGCGAGCGCGCTGGCTGGAGTGTTTGGTCAGGGTGCCAGTTTGTTCGGCAACCTGTTCAGCAGCCTATTCGGTGGCGGTGCTGCTGGCGGCACTGGCGGTGGTGGTGGCTGGTTGCAACTGGGCATGAGTGCCGCCAGTGCGTATTTCGGAGGTGGCTTCGCCGATGGCGGGCGTATCCAAGGACCAGGCACCGGCACCAGCGACAGCATCCCGATCCTGGCCTCCAACGACGAGTTCATGACCCGTGCCGCCGTGGTACGGCAGCCCGGCGCACTCGCGTTTCTGGAGCAGTTCAACCGGTATGGCATGGCTGCCCTGGGCGCCTGGGCGAACCCAGTCCGCCACGCTACGGGCGGCCTGATGGGGACTCCTGCTCCGGCCATGCCCGCTCCGGGCCTTTCTGCTTCGCGCCTGCAGGAGCCCTCCAAGAACTTCAGTACCTCGGTCGCCAACTCGATCTACCTGCACGCCGTTCAAGACACGGATCAGATGGCGGCCGACATGTGGGCCGGCAAAGGCGGCGAACACTTCCTGGTCTGGCTGAACAAGAACCGCCAGGCCGTCAAGCAGATTATCTAGGAGTCCCATGGCCACCGAATTCGGCACCGCCACGAACCACCAGAACCTGGTCGAGCGCCTCGTCCAGTTCCTCACTGCGAACCCCGACCTGGTCGCGGCTGGGCAGGCTTACGAGAAGGTTTTCGACAACAGCATCCCCGCGTCCGGCACTGCGATAGCCGTGCGCCAGGTAACGCTGCGCGCCCCCGGCCTGGGCGGCACCGACAGTATCTATATGGGGATTCAGAGCTACGGCGATACGGCACTGGACTACTACAACCTGCGCTTCATGGGCGGTACGGCGTTCAATGCTGGAGCGATCCCGCCCGGTGGCGATTTCTGGACCGCGTTTGCCAACTACAGTCCGCGGGTCCAGGCGCTGCTGTGGAACCAGCCCATGCCGTACTGGTTCTTCGCCAACGGCCGGCGCTTCTGGGTCGTCGTGAAAGTCAGCACGATCTACGAGTCGGCCGGCGCCGGCTTCATCCTGCCACCCTGTCCGCCGTCGCAGTATCCGTACCCGCTTGCTGTAGTCGGGTCGTATCGCGGGGACGTCGCTGTGCGCTGGTCCGATGTGAGTGACCGGCACCGAGGCATCAGCAGCCCCTATGAGCGAAGCTGCTATCTCCGCGATCCCGCCGGGCGCTGGCTCGGTTTCACTGTAGACGGAGGGGCTGCCAACGAGTCCGACTACAACAATCGGACGCTCCTCCCGCTGGGCTGCGGCCGTTATGCGGGCAGCAGTGACACCGTGGTCAAACAACTGCGGGATTCATTCGGGAAGTTCCCGCTCAAGGCGCTGTCGTTCGTCACCCGCGAAACCGAGGGTCGCCGAAACCTGGGCGACTTCGACGGCGCTTTCTACGTGCCAACGCTCAACTCCGGCGCCGAGGACGTGATTGTCGAGGACGGAGTGGACCACGTTGTTTTCCAAACCGCCTGGCGCTCGGGCAACCCCTGGCTCTACGCGATCAGGAAGGACTGACATGGCCTATTTCACAGGAACAGCGAACAACCCGGCCGACTTGCTCGCCAAGGTGCGCGTCCACGCCGAGTCGCTCGGCTGGGTCACCGACCGCGCCTCGGCATCGGAATGGCTTTGTCACAACGCTGATGGGTACTGGTCATTCAATGCCGGAGCCAATCAGTTCCAGATGGCGGGCAATACGGGGTTCGATAACAGCCTGGCGTGGAACGCGCAGCCCGGTAACTCGGTGCAGAACAACCCTTATTCGTCGAAGGGGCCGACCGTCGCACAGCTGAGCGGTGGGCCGTTCACGCGCTACCACCTGTTTGCCACGGCGGCTTATCTGCACCTGCACGTCGAGATTGCGGCCGGTCAGTTCCGGCCGGTGATGATTGGCTCGCTCAACAAGCGCGGAGTCGAATACAGCGGCGGCCAGTACGTATGCGGCTCCGTAATCTATCAGGCGGGCCAGATGCTGACATCGAGCTGGTCCTGTCATCCGTTCGACGGCTATCACGTTCGCTATAGCGACGGTGGTTGCGTACTGCGTGTGGATGGCCTGGATGGCGGCCCCTCGCCCGACTGGCTGCCATTCGACTACACGACGAACATCCCCCGGCGGGTCATCGGGCCAGGCCGTGGAAACTACAGAAGTCAGTACCATCCTGACGTCGGACTGATCGACGCCAGCGCAAACGAGCTGAACAGCTCGACCACCACTGTGCCGTGCGCCATCTATGCGTTCGGCGCTCAGCAGCGCTCGCGCTACGTGGGCGAAGTGCCGGACTTTGGCATATGCAACATGGCCTTCCTCGCGCCTGGTGATCCGCTTGTCGTCGGTAGCGACACTTGGCGCGTCTATCCGTTGCTCCAACGCGGAACCGCTACCGACTTCGACAGCACCAGCGCCTGGGTCGGCTATTGCTTCCGGGTGGTCGAGTGATGGCGACGTTTCCGGGGTTCCAGGTGCCGAAGCCTGTGGAGGGGATCGTTGCTGGCATCACGCCGAATATCGACGCCCTGGAGCTGAACCAGGACATCAGCCTTGCAGCGGTCGCGGCCTCGACCTGGGGCGGCGCTTATGGGGCGCATCAGCCGGTAGAGGTGATCCATTCGACCTACCAGGCTGTCCACCAAAGCGCTCTGGAAGAGAACTACTACAACCGCCTCTGGTTGATTCCGACCGCAATGGAACTGGGCAACGTCGTCAGCACCCAGATACGACCGGCATCAGTCTGGAACGCATATTTCAGTCCGCGCACGCTGACCGCAATCGACCGCGAAGCCGCAGACGGCATCACGCTGTCTGGCCAGGCGTCGCCGCCGCTGGGTTTCGCCGCCCTGGAGGAACGCACCTGGACCGTCAGCATTGGCACGGACGGCCCGCCCGTCGTCAATGCGAGGATCGTCTGGAGACTCCAGGGCGAGCCGAACCTGGTCCTGGTCATCACTGGCAATCGCATCATCGCCTGGACGTTCGCACCGGACTGGGGCGACAGCATCGTCGAACGCCTGAGCGCATCGACAAATATCCTGCAAAGCGAATCGGCCGTGACCCAGCGCCGAGCCATGCGCCTGGCGCCGCGCCGAGAGTTCGACGCGAACATGTACGCGGTGGATCGCGAGCGGCAGCTGCTGGACATGACGCTGTTCGGCTGGGGCGCGCGCATTTGGGCGCTGCCGATCTGGCCTGATATCCAGCTGCTCCACCAGCCGCTGGCGGCCGGGTCGCTGGGCATTCCGTGCGACACGGCCGGCCTCGACTTCCGCGACGGCGGTCTAGCGATGCTGCGCGGTGAGGACGCTTTTACTTATGAGGTCGTCGAGGTCAAGACGGTGACCGCCAGCGGCCTGGACCTGGTCCGGCCCGTCCAGGCTGCCTGGAGAACTGGCTCCCGGTTGTACCCGGTACGCACCGCGCAGCTGACCGAGCAGCCCACGCTGACCCGGCTGACCGATACCGCGCAGTCTGCGCGGGTGTCGTTCCTGGTGATGGAACCCAGCAGTTGGCCCGAGGTGATGCCGGCGACGATGTACCGGGGGCGTCCTGTCCTGGAACAGCGCCCGGACGAAAGCGAAGACCTCACCTCCAGCTATCAGCGCCTGCTGTCCACCCTGGACAACGGCAGCGCGATTCCCCGCGTGACCGACGTCGCCGGCATGGCGCTGCCCGTCATCGGCCATCGCTGGATCGGTATGGGCCGAGCCGAGCGGTCGGCGTTCCGTAGCCTGGTCTATGCGCTGCGCGGCCAGCAGAAGCCGCTATGGGTGCCGACCCACGCCGACGACCTGACCCTAGTCGCCACCGTCTCGCAGCTGTCCACCGCGCTGGACGTGCGCAATATCGGCTATGCCCGTTTCGCCAACGGCCGGCCGGGCCGTCGCGATATCCGCATCGAGCTATACGACGGCACGGTCTATCACCGCCGCATCCTCACCAGCACAGAGCTGGACGCCGACACCGAGCGCTTGGCCATCGATGCCGCCCTGGGCCGGCTGGTCGAGCCTGGTGACGTGGCGCGCATTTGTTTCATGGCGCTCTGTAGCGCCGCCACCGACGTGGTCGAGATCGAGCACGTCACCGATAGCGAGGGCGTAGCAACTGCCGCCCTGACGTTCAAAGGGGTTCGTGACGATGAGTTTTAACAGCCGCGAAAGCTCGCTCGCGGATGGGCAGCCGGTGCGGCTGTACCAGTTCAGCCGTGGAGCCATCCGCTGGAGCTACAACAGCAGCGACCGGGACATCACTTATCAAAACCAGATTTTCCGCACCGTGCCGGGCGGCATCACTGACAACGGGATCATCTGTTCCGGCGATCCGCAGTCCGACCAGTTCGTCATCACCGCGCCGGCCGACCTCGACGTCGCGCTGCTGTACAAGTCCCGGTCGCCGAGCGGTGCCATCGACCTGGTCGTCTACGACATGCACTACGGCGACACCGAGGCAGCGGTTTCCTGGGTGGGCCAGATTGGCGATGTGGACTGGCCGACCGTGGATAGCTGCCGCATAACGTGCGTGTCAGAAGACGAACTGATGGACCAGCCCGGCTTGATCGACACCTACTGCCGCACCTGCACGGCAGTCGTTGGCGACCATCGCTGCAAGGTCAACCTCGTTCCGTATCGCGTGACGCTGACGCCGCAGAGCATCAGCGGCTGGGTGATCTCCAGCGGCGTGGTCGCCGGCTATGCCGATGGCTGGTTTACCGGGGGCTACGTCGAGTGGCAGGTGGACGGCGACAACTACGATAGCCGCTACATCGAGCGGCACGCCGGACCCGATCTTTACATCCTGGGCGGCACTGAGGGCATTCCGGCAGGTGGCCAACTGCGGGTTTATCCGGGTTGCGACGGGCTCGCGCAGACCTGCGACGACAAATTCAGCAACCTCCCCAACTTCAGGGGGTTTAACGCGATGCAAGGCAAGTCGCCGTTCGATGGCGATCAGGTCTGGTGAGGTAGGCCATGGACCCGATCACAATCAATCTCGTCATTCTGGCGGCGTCGTTCATCCTGTCCAAGGTCTTGGCGCCGAAGCCACAGAAGCCCAAGCCGACCGCCTTTGAAGACATCGATTTCCCGCGCTGTGACGAGGGCGACGAGCAGGTCGCCGTCTTCGGTCAGTGCTGGTCGAAGAGCTGGATGGTGCTGACCGTGGGCAACTACAGAACAAAGGCGATCAAGACCAAAGGGAGCAAGAAATGATCGTTACGGCTCAGCACCTGCATACCGTGCCGACCTGGACCACTCGGCAGGGCTACTGCCATCGCCAGGCGAGGGAGTTCTTCAAGCGCCATGGCCTGGACTGGATGGCTTTCCTACGGGACGGCATTGAGGCCGACGTGCTGGTCGCGACCGGCGACGCGCTCGCGCTCAAATTGGTTGAACATGCACGCCAGGAGGTAGCCGATGGGCGCTAAACCGAAGGCGCAGACGGTCGGGTTCGAATACTTTTTTGACATCCATTTCGCCCTGGGCAAGAAGATCGACGAGGTCTGCGCAATCCGCGCGAGCGGAAAGACCGCATGGAAGGGTTCGATCACCAGTAACGGCCAGGTTCGCATCAATGCGCCGGACCTGTTCGGCGGGAAGAAGGGCGAAGGCGGCCTCGACGGAACGCTCGATGTTCTGTTTGGCGAAGAGGACCAGGGCGTCCTTCCGCGCTTGGCGGCCATGCTTGGCGGCCTGGTGCCGGCGTTCCGTGGTGTAACCACTGGGTTCTATTCCGGCCTGGTCACCGCCATGAACCCCTACCCGAAGACCTGGGAAATTCTGCGTCGAGGCGGGAACCGCCTGTGGGACGGCAACCCCTGGTATCCCGAAAAGCAATTTATCTGGCTCGCGGACGGTCAGATCAAAGCGATGAACCCGGCGCACATCCTATATCTCGTCTACACCGGCCGGGACTTCCGGGGACTGGCCCGCACGCGAATGGACGAGGCGAGCTGGCGGGCCGCTGCTGACAAGCTGTATGCCGAGGGTTTCGGGCTGTGCTTTGAATGGACCAGGTCCGACACGTTCGCCAACTTCTGCGAGACGGTGAAATCGCATATCGGCGCTGAGGTTTACCCGAACCGTCAGACGGGACAGATCAGCATCCGGCTCCTGCGGGACGACTATAACGTCGCAGACCTGCCGCTGTTCGACGAGGACAGCGGCCTCCTGGAAATCACTCAGGAGAAGACCGGCTCGACCTCCCTGGCGCCGAGCCAGCTTATCGTGAAATACATCGACCAGATCGACGGGGCGCAGCGCCAAATCATCGTCAACAACAACGCGGTCGCTGCGTCGCAGGGGCGGCGCTCGTCTGAGGAAATCGAGTTCCTGGGCGTGCCTACCGGGGAGCTGGCCGGGCGAGTCGGTGAGCGGGAAATGCGTCTGAAGACAACCGGCCTGAAGCGCTATAAGGGCGTGTTCGACCGCCGCGCCCGTAGCCTGAACCCTGGCCAGCCGATCCGCATCCGTTCGACCCGGCGCGGCATCCCTGAAACCGTCGTTCGGGTCGGCCGGATCGAGGACAACTTCCTCGGCGACGGCAAGATCACCCTGACCGTCGTCCAGGATCAGTTCAATCTGCCGGCGACAACCGGCGTGGCGCCGCCACCACCGGGCTGGATTCCGCCCGACCGGACGCCTCGGGCGATCACTGTGCGCCGCCTGATCGAGGCACCCTATCGCGAACTGGCCGGCGTGATCGATCCGGCAAATCTCCAGCTCCTGGACGTGAGCGCGTCCTACTTGGCCGCGCTGGCCGAGGCGCCGACCAGCCTGTCGCAGAGCTACACACTGACCGACCGCGTCGGCAGCTCTGGCGCGTTCGTTGATCGCGGAACCGGCGACTGGTGCCCGACCGGACTACTCGCCGCCGAGCTGCCGCTGGCGGCCGGTCCGAACGTCGTCACGTTGACGAACGCCAGCCGGCTGGAGGACGTCACTGTCGGCCAGGCCGCAGTCGTGGACGACGAGATAGTCCGGGTCGATGCGGTCAACTACGCCAGCGGCACGGTCACCCTCGCGCGCGGCTGCGCCGATACCGTACCGGCCAAGCATCTGGCCGGGGCTCGGGTCTGGTTCTACGACACGTTCGAAGCTGTGGACGAAACGGTCTACAGCCAGGGCGTGACGCTCCAGGCCCGGCTGCTGACGAACACCAGCGAGGGCCAACTGGCCCCGGCGCTGGCCGCCACCGACAGCCTCACCCTGACCGGGCGCCAAGGTAAGCCGTATCCGCCCGGCCAGTTCCGCATCAACGGCAGCGCGTACCCAACGAAAGTCTACGGGGCGCTGTCGGTGAGCTGGGCGAAGCGCGACCGGATCGGCCAGGCCGACCAGTTGATCGATACCACGGTCGGCAACATCGGACCCGAAGATGGGGCGACGGTTACGCTCCTGGTCTACAGCGGCACGACGCTGAAGCGCACCTACGCCGGCCTCACCACCAGCAGTTGGTCCTATCCACTCGCCGAGGTCATGGCGGATGGCCCGCTCCAGGACGTGCGCGTGGTTCTGCGCAGCGTCCGCGACGGCATCCAATCCTGGCAGCAGCACGACATCACAATCGAACGACACGGCCTTGGCTTCCGCCTCGGCGAGGAACTTGGAGGCGTAGCACCGTGACTCTTTATATGGGACCGAATACCGGCCTACTGATCAATGGCTTGCCGGGAGAAGGGCATTACAACGATCTGATTCGGATGTGGCGCTGGGATGACTTCCTGCGCCAGCCCGTGGTCAAGGGGCGCGTCGCCACACTGCCCACAACCGGCCAGGCCGAGGGGGACACGTACATTTTCACTGGCTCCGGCTCCAATCAGAACCGCCTGGCGCGCTGGTGGGCAACGGGTGCGACCACGGCTATTTGGGAGTACATGCCACCCAGGCTGGGCTGGCGTGTTCAGGTTGCGAACGAGACGACGCCGAGCGGGCAGGTCAAGACGTATGAGTATTCCGGCAGCGCCTGGGTGGAGCTGGTGGGCGGTATGTCGGACGCGCCCAGCGATGGCAGCAACTACGCACGCAACAACGGGGCGTGGGGGAAGCTTGGAACCGCTGCCGTGGCAGACCTCAACGGCATGCCGTTTCTCAATCTGATGCCCGACAGCGGACGATTCGCCGGCATCATCAATCCGCTGATTCTGCGCTTCACTGGGTCGTTTTCCAGCACGTTCCTCTCGCCGTGGAACGGGGCGACGATTACGGACGGCGGGAAGTATATTTACGACAACACCACAAACGGCGGGACGGCGGGCAACATCAACCAGCGCGTCCAAGATTTGCTAGTGGCGATGGGGCGGCCGAGCGGCAGCCTTGCCCGCTACGGGGTGGAGTTCTATACCGCCCTGGTGACAGCAGGGCCGAACGCGACAACGGGTTCCTCTGGGCTCGACGGGACTACCCGCTATCTTCAAATGACCAACGTATTGCGAGCGCTGTTCATCGCCGATGGATGGAGTACGGCCGTTCTGTGGGTGCGCGCTGAAACCGGATCGCTCCATTTCATGCCGGCGGGGGTTCCGACGACAGATTACCGGATATGGCTAAACGGCGAACCCGTTCTACCGGGGCAGGTACTAACCCCCGCTGATGGGTGGAAGCATGTCCGTCTTTCGAAGCGATCCGCGCAAGGGTACGACAACGGCTTTCCGTACTTCTACATGACTCTAGGCGGGGTTGCGGCTATGGCGTGTCCCGCTTTCTTCGGGGGGCTAGTTGACCCCGGAATCCACTTCGCGCCCATTGCAACAGTCAACTCACAGAGCGCATGACAATGACCAAGAGAGTTCTACTGAAAGGCGAGTTCTTCGCAGAGTGGGCCGGGTCGCTTGACGAAGCCGCAGCACTCGCTGGCGTCCCGGTCGGCGACCTGGCGTTCCATCCCGACGACCTCCTCGCCGAGGTCCAGGAGCTACGCCGCCAGGCCTATCGCACCGAGTCCGACCCGCTGCGCCTGGAGGCCGAGTTTGACGCCATAGCCGCTGGCACCGAGCCGGACCTGGCGGCATGGGTCGCAGCTGTCCAGGCGATCAAAGCGCGGTATCCACTACCTGAATAGGTAGTTGTGATGGCGTTCTCGTTTTTGCCACGTTCCGAAAGTCTGATGTCGAGTAGTAGATAGGAACCTTGGGATGGACGAGGTACTGAGGCAAAGGTTGCGGGCTGAACTACTGGAAGTGGGGTTTCTCAACCAGTGCTGCCTTGATCTCATGGAAAGCATGGAGGCTGAGTTCAGTCTCACTAAGGACCAGCGCGAGTGCATCGAGCAGCTCAGCCGATTTCTACGGGAGGGCATCGGCAAGCTGACCGCTCTGTCTGAACGGGTAGCCGATGGCGATATCGTCGTCCTGTGCTGACCTTTTGAAATTCTTTTGCCGCTGGCGAAACGGTTAGGGCGCGTCATTTATTGCGCAAATCCGCGCCAAATTTCGCGCCGCGCTACACGCTGTTCAATCCCAGGTCGCCCTGGTTGATGCCGTACACGCCGACATTCTCGCCAGCCACGCGGCTCAGGCTGCCACCGTTGAGCACCGCGCCAGCGGTATCACCGTTCTTCAGGCCACTGACCTGGTAGGTCAGGCTCGGATCGGCATCGCCGTAGACCTTGGTCTTGGCGTCGGCGATCACATTCAGCAGTGCCTTGGTGATGGTCAGGTTGTTGCCCTGGTAAGCCAGGTCATAGTTACCGCTGACCAGACCCAGGCCACCCTGCTGAATCGCATAGTTGCCTACGTTTTCGCCGGAGACACGAACCAGGCCGCCGCCATTGAGCACCGAGCCAGCGGTATCGCCATTCTTCAGGCCGCTGACCTGGTAGGTCAGGCTCGGGTCGGCGTCGCCGTAGACCTTGGTCTTGGCGTCGGCGATCACATTGAGCAGCGCCTTGGTGATGGTCAGGTTATTGCCCTGGTAGCTCAGGTCGTAGTTACCGCTGTTCAATGCCAGGTCGCCCTGGTTGATGCCATACACACCCACGTTCTCGCCTGCGGCGCGGTTCAACCCACCGGTCAGGATCGAACCGGCGGTATCACCGTTCTTCAGGCCGCTGACCTGGTAGGTCAGGCTCGGGTCGGCATCGCCATAGACCTTGGTCTTGGCGTCGGCGATCACATTGAGCAGCGCCTTGGTGATGGTGAGGTTGTTGCCCTGGTAAGCCAGGTCATAGTTACCGCTGACCAGACCCAGGCCACCCTGCTGAATCGCATAGTTGCCTACGTTTTCGCCGGAGACACGAACCAGGCCGCCGCCATTGAGCACCGCGCCAGCGGTATCGCCATTCTTCAGGCCGCTGACCTGGTAGGTCAGGCTCGGGTCAGCGTCGCCATAGACCTTGGTCTTGGCATCGGCGATCACATTGAGCAGTGCCTTGGTGATGGTCAGGTTATTGCCCTGGTAGCTCAGATCGTAGTTACCGCTGTTCAATGCCAGGTCGCCCTGGTTGATGCCGTACACGCCGACATTCTCGCCAGCCACGCGGCTCAGGCTGCCGCCGTTGAGCACGGCACCGGCGCTGTCGCCGTTCTTCAGGCCGCTGACCTGGTAGGTCAGGCTCGGGTCAGCGTCCCCATAGACCTTGGTCTTGGCATCGGCGATCACATTGAGCAGTGCCTTGGTGATGGTCAGGTTGTTGCCTTGGTAGCTCAGGTCGTAGTTCGCGCTGACCAGGCCCAGGCCACCCTGCTGAATCGCATAGTTGCCTACGTTTTCGCCGGAGACACGAACCAGGCCGCCGCCATTGAGCACCGCGCCAGCGGTATCGCCGTTCTTCAGGCCACTGACCTGGAAGGTCAGGCTCGGATCGGCATCGCCATAGACCTTGGTCTTGGCATCGGCGATCACATTCAGCAGCGCCTTGGTGATGGTCAGGTTATTGCCCTGGTAGCTCAGGTCGTAGTTCGCGCTGACCAGGCCCAGGCCGCCCTGGTTGATGCCATACACGCCGACGTTCTCGCCAGCCACGCGGCTCAGGCTGCCGCCGTTGAG